ATCTGGAATAGGTTGTAAATCATTGGATGTGTTTGATTCTTCTAAAACGACTTCATTTAAATTAAGCATTTATAACTCCTTTTGCTTGTGTTTGTGTCATTTGATTTGGATTAACGAATTCGAGTGGTTTATCTTGCACAACACCACTCATTTTTTCAAGAAGTTTACCAAGATTAGGTTCTTCAACCAGTTCAAGTAAACCACTTCTATCTTTGGCAGGATAGTTCCAAGGGTTAAGTGTTTGACATACAAATGCCCGATATGGCGCACCTTCATCAGTGTTCATAACTGCCATTGTAATAACTTCGTCAACAATTCCTGGTAGTTCTCTGCCAGTTTTAGAGCCTTCTATTTGTAACTCAAATGTCTCTCTACCGTAGTCATCAACTTTAGTATCAAGTATACCAACAAAGATTACATTCTTATCTCGAATGTGTTGCAAGTGAGTTAACCAACCCATCATCTCTCTTCCTTGCATACCATAAGCATTGCGAATATCTATTTTGCCTGTTCTGTCTGACTTATTGTCAGATGAATTTTGACAATATAGCCAACACAATCGACCAGCCACTGTTATGCTATCAACAAATATAGTGTCGTATTTGGAAAGAAAGGTAGAAGGATCTCCGTATGTTTGGCAAACTAAATCATAGTGTGCCTGTGAATAACACATATCATCAGACAAAGATGGATTAGGACCACCTAATAGACATGCAAAATCACGACACTCTGTCCATGTTCTTGGGCGAATTACATCTACCGCTACACCCTCAATCGCGGCATCTCCCGCCTCTAAGTCCATGAACAGAGTTTTCTGTGTATCTAGCGTTCTGACGAGGGTAGTTTTACCCACGCCAGATTTGCCACACACAACAATTTTATGACCGCGCTTTTCTTTTAAACGGTCTTCAGCACTAATAATTTTAAGCATTGTTATTCTCCTCAATACTTGCTGATACACCTTGTAAGTGAACAGTACGAGCCTCACTAAGCACACCTTTTATTTCTGGTGGAGCATTAGTATATTTCGCTTCTGGTATTGTATATTTAGCAGTCGCGTAATGCTTGGCTGTTTCTGTGTCTAATGTGTTTAATATGGCGACAAGTTTATCCTGATCCCATTCAACTTTCTTTTTAAAGTCAAATTGGATTTTAAGATTGCCCTCATATAAAGTTGTGGAACCAAAATCTTTACCTTGTTGATGAAGCTTATCTTGCGCGGCATCTTGGTATCTAGTTGTGATTTGGTTATTAATTGCTTTTATTCTCTCTTGAGTTTTCTGCAATTCATCCTTGGCTTCTAAAAGAAGCATTTGTAGTTCGGCTGTTGTTGCAGAAGACAAAAGAGACTCAGTTTGCACTAAGTTCATTTGAACCTCCTATTGGTAATTGGTTTCACCAGAATAGGAAATGTATTTCACACTGTCAACTACTTTTTTTTAGAAATTCTTATATCTATGTTATTTGCTGCTAACATTAGTTTCTTTTTTAGCTTAAACTCTGGGGTTTCTACGCCTTTTGCATCTTCAACTATGAACTTGTTTTCGCCATTTTCATCGCGTTCATAATATGTGAAGTCTGCTACATATGCACATATTTTTTGATCATTAACGACAATATTAAATCTTATTTGCCGTTCTAATTCTTGTATTTCCCCAGCTTGAGAAAGCTTATATAGCTGTGCATATCTCTCCGCTTCCCATTTTGAGTCAAACATCATGCCCATAAACTCTGTCTTCTTTGCGCGGAACTTGTTGCGTCTTCCATAAGGTATGTTATTATATGGCATTATATGTCCTTTTAACCATGAGGTATGTTATGCAATTTAAATCTGTGGGTATAGATATAAACACTTATCATAAGATAAAGCAAATTTCGGAAGACGAACATCGAAACATTCGGCAGCAATTAGCAAAGCTTATTGATGAATATTATATTGAAAAGTATGGAGATACAAAAAGTAAAGGTGGACTTGGTTTAGTATCTTAATCGCAAGAACGCATTCGATCTACCAATCTACGGGCTCTATTTGGCACTTGTGTATACCACTTTGAGTCTACCATTTCATTGGCTGCTCCTGACCAATCTCTTGCATCTACGTTAGCCTTCATACCCTTAAACTTCGATAGTCTTGGATATCCAAGGTTAAACATCATGTTCGCTATGATTAATTGTACCTCTTCTGGTAGGTCATTAAAGTCTTTGTAGAGTCTCTGGCAATCTTCAATCGTAACTGTGATATCTAAGTTGAACGCAGATTGAACACGGCTCTGCTCAATTACTGAGCCAACATCTTTACCGTACTCTGGGTCATCTTTAGTAATTAAATGCCCTATTCCAAATGTGGGCAATCCCAAATGATCCAGATATATCTCGTACTTACAGCCTTCATCAGAAGCTAATTCTTCTCTTAACTTGTCTATGTTCATTACAATAATCCCGCTGTTGATCCTTGGATACCTAATGCCTGTGCTACTCCAGGGTCTGTTTTAGCTCTTTCCCGTAATCCTCCAGCGGGTGCTGCTGCTGGAACGGGAGATACCTGAGCCAAACCCGAACTTATGTTCGGGGGTTGTATCTGCTGCGAGAGGTTTGAAAGCTCTTGTCCAATTCGAGAATTTTCAATAGAAGATCTTACTTGTCTTTCGCCTTCTCTAATTCCTTCTTGAGCTAACTGTGGAGGAGCTTGCTGGAATGATTTAGCTAAGATATCACCTAAAATGTTGGCCTTTTCTTCTGGCGTTGCACCAGCGGCACGTTTCTTAAAGTTTTCTGTAACTTGTTTATAATAAGGAGCAGAAGTTAAAAATCTACCTATAACAGAGTATCTTATAAGAGATCCTAAATTTTGTATAGGACTTGCGGCTATGTTAGCTGCAATCAAGTCACCACCAGCCGCTGTTCTTGAGTTAAAAGCCAAAATATCAGCAAACTCTGCCATATCTTTGCCCATCTCTTCCCCGAACAAAGCTTGCAATTTCCCACCTGTGTTAGCGTCTTGTAGACGCTTTGCAAAAGCTCCTAATGTTTTACCATCTGTGGTTAGGCTGTCTCCGAAGTCAGCAATAAGGTTTTCCATAAAATAACCTCTTACTTTTTCTTTTCCAGCGATAAGTTCGGCTGCACCTATAACGCTTATATTTGCTTCTCCTGAAGCTAATTTTTCCAATGTAGGGCTATTTTTAAAAGAGTTTAATTGAGCTTGGGTTAATTCAATTTGTTTTAAAGTCTCAACAGTATTTAGACCAGCATTTCTAACATTATCTATTGATTCTTTTGTCATATTAGGTAAAGAACTTTTTTCAATAGATTTAGCTAATGCTCGTATTTGATCAACATTTTTTCCGAACAAATCATCGGCTGTTGAACCTAAATCTTTTATAGACTTTGCAAAAGCAGCGCCTCTAAATGTATCTGGCTTATAATTGTCTATCGCACTTATACCAGAATTGTCTAAAGCATCTCTTAACCATTGTCCTGCTATGAGTTCTCTGAAATCATCTCTAGAAGTTCCACTAGCTTCTGACATAGCGTCTAATGTTCTTCTTAAAGTTTCTGGTCTATTATTTTTTACTATTCTATCTATTCGTATATCATCAACGCCTATGCCAGCCCCTGACTCTATTTTTTTCCTTAAATTCTTTACAACACCAGCAGATTCAATCTCATCAAATATTCTTGCTCCATCTGCATAAGCTCCTCTAGCTTCTTTTAAAGACTTGGATGCTTTAAGTAGAGAATTTAAACCTTCTTCAGGTATTTGATTACCAGATGAAAGAGCAAAAGTTTCAATGTTTCTAGGCATTAACAGCTTATCTGTTTGATTAATAAGATCTGTTATTACTTTACTTTCACTCTTCCCTAATGCCTTAGTTCTAAGATCATTAAAAGCTTTTCTTGTTTGGTATAATTGTTGAAAAGAAGACGATGGACTTAAAGTTTTGACCGTGTTTATTGCATTTTGTAAAGCTTGGAATTTTTCTGATCTTGCGGCTAAATTAGGTTTATATTCATCCGATGCTTTTTTTGCTATGCTAGTTATAGTAGAAGTCGGAATTATCTTACTAGAACCAGCCGTGCTTTCCAAAGCTTCATCAATAGGAGCGAAAACATTTATCATTCTAGAATCAAATTCTTTTACAGCATTGCCTAAATAATCAAATAATTCATTTTCAATGTTTGCATTTTTTTGCGCTGCTGCACCAAGATTTTGAGAAAGCTCATCAATTTGTTTTATTAAGGCAGACTGAGCTTCTGAATTTAATTTAATAAGTCTAGATTTTTCTTTCCCCATTTCATTAAGAAGCACTCTTCCTGCTTCTTCATCAGTGCCTACTCCTGCTGCAGTTCTAAAATCTTCTAATTTTTTTCTAATTACTTCATCATTTTGTTTTAATCTTTTTGATGTCCCGAATATTTTTTCGATAATTGATTGTTGACGACCAACAATAGCAGGGGCTCTTATAGCTGTTAATGTAGGCAAAATATTCATCTCAATTGATTTAGCAGCAATGGCCTCATCTTCTGGAGGTAAATCTTTTACTTTAGTAGCCTGCCTTGCACCCCTAAGTCCTGCGCCAAGAATGCCAAATGTAGCATCAGCCAAGAAACCTATTGTTGCTTCTGTTGCTACATCTTTCGCTATTTCACCAGCAGTTTGCTTAGAAACACCCGCCAATGCCTCGATGCCTTCTTCTACAGCGGAACCACCACCAGAACCTAAACCAGCCCCGATAGCGGCTCCTAAGATAGGAATAGGAATAAGTATCTGACCAGCAATAGCACCGCCAACACCGCCTATTACTTCAGGAGCAATACCAGCTATATCCGCCAAATCATAACGCGAGAAACCTTCTTCATCTATTAAGGTATTCTCAGCTAACTCTAGTCCAAGCTTTTTACCGCCTTCAGGAGTAACTGCTAGTCTACCTCTGTTATCTCTCAGGTAATCTTCAGACTGTAACCCGAACTTTTGTAAGATTGCTTCTTGCTCTGGATTTGTTTCTGCAGCCGACAAAGATGAACGCAAGCTTGCACTACGAACACCTGTTCGGGTATCAAAACCTTCTTGCTGCAGCGCAGACCTAGATCTAATGTTGCTTTGAGATCCTCTTTGTTTACTTTTTATTAAATCAGCAATTTTTATTTTTTCAGATACAGTAGGCTGTTCTCCTTGTATTTCAACAAGAAAACTTTCTTCTGGTAAATTAATTCTAATTTTATTTGACATAATTTAGCCTTAAATCAACGAATAAATGTCTAGTCCAGTTTCAGGATCTTTTACAGGGCCTTGACCAAAATCAAATTTGTAAGCTTGATTAATAGCATTGTTTAAACTTTTTTGAGTCAAATCAAATGTTTCGTCAGTTAAATAAAAATTTCGATTTGAAAAATCGTCTAAAACATTAGTTATTTTATCTTTTTTATATGTGAAAATTTTCTTTGCTTCTTCTATTCTTTTTAAAGCATCTTGAGGATCCGTAAGAAAATCAATTTTGCCAAGAATGTTTAATACTTGTTGAATATCAACATTTGAAATACCATTTCCTGTTTCTTGAGTAAGAAATCTTTTGAATTGAGAGACAACTCTATCTCTAATGGCTTCTGCTGTTCTTAAAGGTTTGTCGTTAATTTCGTAACCTGTGATTTTGCCGTCATCATCAAAAATAGCAACTTCATTAAAATTATAACCAAAAGATCCAGCTACACCTTGAGCTATCTCACTAAGCTTTTGAACATTTATACCGCCAGGAGTTTGGCTTGCTTGATCAATCAAATAAGATATTTGATCAAGAGAGTTTTCGCCCTCCACTACATCAGCTAATGCAGAACCAAATGTTTTAACCTGTATATCAGGATTAACTATTTTTGACATTCCATCAAATTCTGATGTGGTCATTTCTATGTCTAAACCTGGTATATTGGTGTTTATACTTGCTCTACCTCCCGTTTTATATTTACCTTCTTGTTGTTTTTGATTATCTTCTATTCTCATTTCTAATTGTTTAAGACGAATATCATTGGCATGTTTTTCTTTTTCAAGCTGTTGCTGTTGAACAAAGTCTAATTGATTTATCTTAATAGCTTGAAGGTCTTCTTGTCTTTTAACTATTCTATCATATGCTTTTGTAACTTGATCTTTTTTAGCCGATATTGCACTTTCCCTATCTGCTATAGCTTTCTCAAGACCAAACTTACCGCCTGCTAATTGAGCAGCACGAGCTTCTGCTCTTGCTTTTTCCATAGCTGGTTCTGCTTTTTCACCAGCTTCACCAAGGCTTGTTAGTAACTTACTTACATTAAACCCTTTACCAGCTTGATTTTGCATAAGAGCAAGCCCGAATGCTTGTAATGCTCTACTCTTGTCAACCTTACCGCTAACATCTACACCTGTGGCTTTAGCAAACTGTTCTTTATATTTATCAATGCTCTCATCAGAAACTTCTCCAGTAAGAGCTTCATTGTAAGCTTTCATAGCATTTGAGAAAGCATCTTCTAATGGGTCTGTCTTTACATCTTCTTGAGGCGCATCAGGCACATCACCTCTACCAACATTATCAAGGGCTTCATCAGGTGCAATACCTTGAACTTCTTTTTTTGATGTACCTGTTTGCGTTGCAGTAGACCCTGATTGACCTTTTAAATCATCTGATAATTGATTTAATTGTTCAGTAACATTATCAGGCACATCCTCGAAACCTATGCCCATGTCACCAAAATCAATACCTCTTAAAGGATTTCTATCTACATCAGTTAAACGAGTTTCACCATTTGGAGTAATAAAACTTCCCAATCCTGTTCCAGCTTCCTCTGTATAAGGAGTTTGTCCAAATAAAAAATCAGTACCTTGCCTTATTCCTTGGGCACCTTGCCTTATTCCTTGAGCAGCTAAATCATTTAAATCTAGAATTGTTGAAGGCATTCCCAACAAAGATTCAGCACCTTTTTTAAATCCCCTGTAAAATCTACTATCATCTGGTTGAGCTGCATATAAATCCGCTATAGCTGATTTGTCTGACAAGTCTAATGATAACGCTTTTGGTACAGCACCTATCCCAGATTTTAAAATATCAAGTATATCTGCCATGACTTATCCCCCTGCTGCTGTAGGGCCACCAAATTGTGACTGACCATAAGTAGCAAATCCAAGACCTTGCAGGAATGGATTCGCTTGAGGTTGAGTCACCGATTGAAATGTTGAAGAAAGACTTCCGCTAGGCGTTCCTTTTAACAACTGACTTCCAAGCTGTAGCCTTGTAAACGGATCTTGATACTGTTGCATTAAGTTCTGTCTCTGTGCATCGAGTTCTGCTTGTGACTGAGCCTGTCTTGCGCTTCCTAAAGAAGTAAGAGATTGTATGTCTGCCCTGCCTAATTCAGACTGTAATCTTCCTATATCGCCTAGTGTAGAAGCTTGCTGACCTATTGCCTGACCTAAACCACCAGATAACTGTGCGGCTCTCTGTGCAGCAGCTACAGCGTCTTGATAGCCTTTTCTTTGAGCTTCTCCAACGGTAGCAAGTCTACGTCCTTCTGCCTCTGCTCTTTGAATACCTTCCCTGCTTCCCCCAAATGCGCCAGAGGTAATGGCCTTCTGAGCTATTCCTTGCTGTCCAATTGCCGCTTGTCTATTTATTTCGTCAATAACATTGGACTGATAAGGGTTCATAAATTGCTGTGCGGCATCGGGCCTTAAAAATCCTAATCCCGAAAGTGCCGCGCCAATTCCTAATTGTGTTCCTTCAGCGCCAGCTTGCAAGTATGGCTGAAAAGAACCGAACTGCGCTTGCGCTTGCTGCATAGCAGCATTTTGTAACGGGTCAAGCCCTGCTATTTGATACTCAGGAAGCTGAAGTGGCTGATCTAATAAACCAGGTGATGTTTGTTCAGAACCATCAAACATACCAAAGGCAGTTTGCAATATTCTTCTTTCAAGACCTTCTAAGTAAGGGGCGAGTCTTTGAGTTTCATTAGTGACTGCCATTATGACATCCTCTCAAAATTATCCATCATATTATACATACGATTGATGCCTTGGTTAATATCCCCATTTCCTGCGCCCTCAACAGCATCACGGGTCATAACAAACTCACCAGCCATTAACATAGCTGGAACATCATCTTTCGTACCAGAGCCCTCGCTAGGGCTTGCCACCGATTTGCCCACCTGGTCCACCAGCGCCAAAAGGTCTTTTTTCAAATTCTGACCTTGTGTCTTCTTCTTCTCCCAAACCAGATAGCAACTGAGCTAATAATCCAGCACCAATTCCTTGTCCTAAATCTGTATTCAAAACTTTAAAGAGTAAGTTTGGATCGTCTTCTGTGCCTGCAAAACCCAATGAAGAAAGAAGTTCTCCTGAAATTGTTTTTGCTTCTGGTGCTGCTATAGCTTGTTTTGCTGCTTGTTGTACCATAGGTCTGTTTAAAAAACCGCCTCTATCAGAACCAGCTACTTGACTCAAAATGTTTTTTGTTGCCTCTTCTTCCACGGCAGCCGCAGGAAAAAATTTTTGCGCCCCTACTCCACCAAGACCAGAAAGCAATGCATATCTTAGAGCATCTTTTGGTTTTCCGCCAGTAGCAACTGCTCCTAAACCAGAAGCAACAGCACCACCTACAGGGCCTAAATACGCTCCCGCAACAACTGGAGCTATTGTTTTTACTAAATCACCTAAATTCATGTCACTACCTTAATAGTTCCGTTATCATTATACAATGCTCCTGTTTCAAGTCCAGAAGGAGATATAGGTAAGTCAGTGAGAGTTATTTTAGTACCCCTTAACTCACCTGGGTTATTTAGTTGTATCACAAGTTGAGACAAACTGCGAACCATATCATCAAAATACGTTCTATCGTACTCTTCGGGCGGTACAGAAAACTGTGGTGGTACTAATTCTCTACTCATCTTCTGCCATCTGTTTTAACATCTACACGATTTGAACCAAGCCTCCAAGCAACGCCAGAACCACTACTTTGAACTTTAATACCAAAAGATCGACCTCTAACACGAGAGTTTTTCTGTTCAGTGGTGCTACTAACGGTAAAAGCATCGTTTGTCGTAAACCCTGTTCCGGGATATCTTTGACCTTTTAACGTATAAGTAGCTTCTTTGGTTGCACCAGTGGTGGAACTTGAAAAGTCAATATCAGGAATAAACCTACGGATCAAAGCAAATTGTTCTCCATCTGCTATGTCTATAGGGCTGGAGTCAATAAACGCAGTCAAAGCCAAGTCGTCTGCGTTGTTGCCAAACTCGTGTGTATACAATTGACTAGCTGCAACAGAATCAGTAGCAGTTGTCGCTCCAAAAGGATATTCATATATACCTCTATCTAACCAAGCAGATCTAGCTAAGTTGCCATAATACCAAACTTTTTCCTCGTAATTATAAATTACATACCTGTCGTTTTCTCCTGTTCCTCCAGACTCAGAAGGATAATACCAAACAACCTCCCCGTAAGCAGTATTTAAACCAGCTATTACTTTTTCACTGTTGGTAGTATCAAAATCTTCAAACACATAGTCTTTCACTGTGCAAGGTATAGGTTGAACGCGCCCATCATATAAGTAAAAACGATCCACACCCATCCAAAAAACTGTATCATTGTTTGCTATGGCAGCATTAGTGTTTCTTATTGTAATGTTTCCAGACACTTGAGAAATGCCAAACGTAAAAGGTGCGCCAATAAACTGCAAAGAATGCACACTTGTGTCTGTTATAACTATAATTTCTCGCCTTGTTTCAACAGCGGCAACAATTTCAGAGCCTGACCCAACCCTTAAATCTCCAGCAGTGTTTGTTGCAGTAGGTGTCCAATCAAAAGGGTCTTCTTGACTGCTAAAACGAATTAGAAGAGGATCTAGCTTAGTGCTTCCAAAGGGTGTTGTCCCAAAAGTTATTACATGTCTGTCTCTATCAGACACTATAACATTTCTGCTAATGGTAGGCGCGTTAGAATCTCTTTGAGTTATAGGAAAAGCTCTAGAGCTAAAGCCTTGAGTTTTATCCCAATAATATAATAAGCCGTTTTGAGGAAGTATTATCAAGTCTTCTCCAAAATTATCTTGTTTCCACATGCGTAAAGCTTCATCTAGTGTAATAGCCTCACTAGCTGCTAGACCCCAACCTCCTGCGCCCCAAGAGTCAGCCCCCCAACCCGTTCCTAATAGTTGAGAAACACTTCCTTTATTAAGTAAGTAATCTGCATCGCAAGCACCAGATTCAGTTAAATCAAACCCAGCATTTGAAGAAAGTGTAACTGTGTAAGTGCTTCCAGTTGTAACAGTTATCTCAAACTCTCCTGTTAAGAGCGCTATTAAACTATCGTAAGTTGATCCTGCGCCAAAAGTTATATTTGAAAAAATAACAAAACTACCCGTTACCGCGCCATGATTTGAATGATTAACTGTTACAGTAGAGCTTCCAGAAGTTGTGGTAAAAGTAATTAAGGACATTTATTTAGTCTCCCACTGGAACATCTGGGTTTTCTTGTGTAATTACGTCACCTCCAAAACTAACATCTCCAATTAAGCCTGTACCAAATAATTGGGCTCCTGTTCCAAATGAAACTGAAACGAGTCCTAAAGAAGTAGTCGCTGAAATACTGGTTGTTTCGATAGTTGTGTTTATTGGAAGAACTATTGTTACTGAGCCTAAAGAAGAGGTTGCTTCCACTCCGCCACTAGGAAATGTAAAAGGTTGTCTTACACTAAGCCTAACAGGAGTTATGTCATTAAAACCACCCCCTGATTCAATGTAGTATTTTACATTTGTACCAACAGCTAAATATCTATCATTTGCTAAAGTGTTCCAAGCATGTAAGGTTCTTGGTGTTCCAAGATATGTGCTGGAGGTATATTTATTCCAACCCCCTATTTTTTCTGGGAAGCCAAACCTAAATCTAATCTTGTCACCATCAACCCACCCCCCTTCATTAGAATATGAAGTGGTTTCTCTGTTGATTCCAGGTCTGAATTGTAACTTAGTTAAAGGCATTAACTTGCTCTGCCTCCATAAAAGTCAGCAAAATCTATTGTGCCACTAGTAGGAACATTGGGATTAGCGTTTATTGTAAACGAAATATTATAATCTCCAGACGGAGAAATGGCAGAACTCGCTCCATTTGCAACAGTAGTACCTTCTATTGTTACATCAAACCCTGTGTTATTAGTAAAAGTGTAAACAGTGGAAGAAGTAACCGATCTGTAAGCATAACCGATATCAGCATCCTGGTTAACTGATATAGTATATGGGCCAGTAGCATTTAGGGTGTTATTTATAGGGATGGTTCCACCAGTACCAAAATTTTTAGATGTAGAGCCTCCTGAATAACTAACACTAATAGTTCCACTTTCATCTCTTCCTCTAGCACCATAAAGCAATCGATTGGAATTACTACTACCTAGTGTAATACTACCACCCGCTGATCTAAAAACAGTATTTTTTCCACCATTATCTCCGTTTGATGGAACCCACGTTGTAGTGCTTGTTAAAGCTCTAACTAATGTTAACCCAGTTACCCCTCCAAAGTCAGCGTATGTCCCGTCAGAAGATGGGGCTGCTTGTGTTGCGCTTCCTGATACAGTGGTGGGGACAAGACTACCACCCCTATAAAATTCACTCATAGAGTTAGGTTGACTATCGCTATACTCTGTTGCGATTTGTCCTAAAGATAATGCACCACTGGTAGGTAAAACCATGACTAGAAGCTCTGATATGCGGTTATGTTATCGGCTGTTTCTAATGCTCCAGCACTAGAAAGTCTCATTATTACAGTTCCATTAAATTTAAACACTAAACGATTGCTTGAATCCACTTCGGCTGTAAAGTGACCACTTGGACCTAATTGTAAGGCAGTAGCACCATCAGCCGTGGAAGCAATAATGCCTGTCGCAGTTATATTTCTTGCACCGCTAGTATCTTTGTTACTATCTACTATGACTGCTTTCGAGGCAACCACAGTGCCTGCGGTTGTATCAACATAATTTAATTCTGTTGTGGTTGCAGTCACGCCATCAAGTAAATTAAGCTCTGTAGCGGTAGAAGTAACGCCATCAAGAATATTTAATTCAGCAGCAGTAGAGGTTACATTTGTACCTCCGATAGCCAATGTCGCGGCATCAATTTTTGTCACAGCTAAACTAGCATATACGTCTGTAACGGTTGCGGTGGAACCACCTCCGCTAAACTTCAAGAAAACGTCACTTCCGTTAGTTATTTCAAAATCTCTTCCTGAGTTATAGGTGCCTTGAAAAATAAGAATTGAACGACTTCCAGAAAGACTATTTCGTATGTGAACAGTTTTTTCTGCGTCATTGGGAGTTAGCTGCACATAAGCTGTAGCACCTAAATCACCACCATCTGTAAACTCTATAAACTTGTTACGACCATTCGATACTGCCCCATCGCTGATGGGTAAACTATTAGGAGAACCAGAAGACCCAGCACTCGATAGAGTTATGGATATGATTCCATCTATCGCTTGGTCCAAAATGTCAAAGTTAGTGTTTGTTGTAGCACCCCAAGTACCAGATTGTTCACCTGTTGCTGGTTTTTCGATACCAAGGTTTGTTGTGTATGAACTTGCCATTATGCGGCTTCCTCTGTCCAGTTAGGGTTTTGTGACGGCTCTTCTTCGCTCCAAGCTGGTGTTTGACTTGCGCTTGTTTCTGACCAATTTGGTGTTTGAGAGGCAGTCTCCTGACTCCAAGTTGGTGTTTGAGATGGGCTGATCTCCGAATAGTTTGCATTTTGGTCAGGAACAATCCTTCCCCACACAAGTACCTTACCAAGAATTGCAGTGTTTGACAATCCTATTGGTGTAACAACGCTTGTTCCTACAATGGTTACAGAACCAACTGAAGCAGTGCTAGAAAGACCTGTGACAGAAACAAAGGTAATAGTTTCTACAGTTGCGTTGCCTAATGTGCCAGTGGCTTCAACACCTGTAGGAATAACAATACAATTACCAACAACTGTTTCGTCCCCTAATGCAGAAGTCGCTTCCTCCCCTGTTACATCTACAGTAGCTCCCGCAATTACTGTTTCGTTACCTAATTCACTTGTTAACGCAGAAACATTAGAAACTACAGCAGTAATACTTATTGCTACTGTTTCATCACCTAGTTCTCCTTGCGCTTCCACTCCTGTTGGCACATGGTTTGAAGTTCCTGTGACGCTAACAGTGCCTAAAGTTGTGTTTGCAAAAATTCCTGTAACAGATCAACTAATCCAGTTGAAGACACCCCTGTTACAGAGTATTTAGATTCAACAACAACTGAGCCCGTGTTTCCTGTAGCAGACACCCCTGTTGGGAATATGTTTGCTGAACCAGTAACAGTTTCATCCCCTATATTTAAGGTAGACGCTTGACCAGACACCCCTGTTACTGCGGCTCCAGAGATAATTAAAGAACCAGCATTAGCTACTCCTTCTGCGCCTGTCGGAGTTAAAGTAGACCCTCCAGAAATAGTTTCATTACCTACGTCTGAGGTAGCTGAATTACCTGAAGCAATGACTAAAGAGCCTGCGGTTATTGTCTCATCACCAAGAGTAGTAGTGCTAGACACTCCTGTTGGTGTTACAGTTATGTTCAATGCAGTAACAACTGTTACAGAACTAATAGCTCCTGTAGCTGACTCTCCTGTAACATCTACAGGTGTCACAAGGTCTACTGTTACATTTCCCAAGCTGGTGGCAGCTGACTCTCCTGTAACAGAAACTACTACATTTGTAGTAGCTGCCACAGATACTGAACCTAACGCAGAGGTGGCAGACACCCCTGTTGGGAATATGTTTGCTGAACCAGTAACAGTTTCATCCCCTATATTTAAGGTAGACGCTTGACCAGACACCCCTGTTACTGC